GCTGAGAGGGCTGCGGCTGAGAGGGCTGCAGCTGAGAGGGCTGCGGCTGAGAGGGCTGCGGCCACAAAATGGGAGCTGTCCGCCAGGGAGCGTGCCATTGTGGAGTATCTGAATAGCCGTGAACTTTAACTACGACATCAAATTTACCGACAACACCCCGCATCTGCATGAGGCTCTGGACTCATGGGCAGAGCGGGTGCTGACCATCTGGGGCATGAAGGTGCAGGACTACGCCCAACTGCTTGTGCCTACTGGCACGGCAGACAGCACGGGCATTGAGGGCTACGTGGGCGGTGCGCTCAAGCAGAGCCTGACCTACGCCGTAGACCTTGCAAAAAAGACCGTGACCATCGGGTCAAATCTCTTTTACAGCGTGTATGTTGAGCTTGGCACGGGCATCTTTGCCGAGAATGGTAACGGGCGCAAAACGCCGTGGGTCTGGAAGGACTTCAACGGCAAGTGGCACTTTACCCGGGGCATGAAGGCTCGCCCGTTCCTCCGCCCGGCGGTGGAGGATCACATTGATGAGCTTCGAGAGATCGCAGTGGAAGAAGCGAACAAGGAGGATTAAACATGAGCATTTACGACTATGACGATGAAGAAACCTATAAAGTCGCCGTAAAAGTGGATAAGGTTCTTAGAGAGCACCTTTCAAAGGAAGAACTGGAAATTGTGAGTGCATATCTTCATACAATGAACAAATTTGCGGAGATTGCAGCCGCAAAAGAAGAAAAGTTTGCAAAAGAAGCGTTGGACGAGCTTTTTGAAAAGGTGGATAAAAAACATGGATAACATTGTTTACACCGCTATGGTTGAAGGACTTACGTTTGAAGACCTCAAAAAACTTCAAGAAATGTTTGAACAGAACAGCAACCCACGCGTTGACCTTTCTCCATATTACCAGCAGGAGACAAAAGAACGGATTCTTTTTGTTGAAATGCAGAAAGCAAGAGAACATCTTCAGGAACTTTGCGATAATGCGTATGGAAAAGGGAATCGCGTTATTATTGTAGATTCTCAGAAATCAAATTAATACTCAGCGGTTGGCGCACAGCGTCAGCCGCTTTTTTATGCCGCTTTCGCACAACTGGCAGTGCTCCTGGCTCATAACCGGGTAGTTGCAGGTTCGACCCCTGCAAGCGGCACCACACCGGCAGCACGTCCGGCAAATAAACCTTATTGCCAAGCATGGCAGCCCGAGCAAGGGCAGAAAGGACTATCACATGGCACTCAAAAGAGCTGACATCCGCACGATTCTGGAGAACCCCGAAACCTCCAACGATGACAAGGCCAAGGCCATTCTGGACGCCCTGCACAAGGAGACGGACGAACTCAAAGACCAGCTGGATGCAGAAAAAACAGCCCGCACACAGGCCGAGAAAGACCGCGACGCAGCCAACGGCGGCAAGGAAGCCGCTGAAAAGGCGCTGACCGACTACAAGGCTCAGCAGACCCAGAAGGACACCCGGGCCACGAAAGCAGCGGCATACAAGCAGCTGCTGAAGGACAATGGCGTGCTGGAAAAGCACTTTGACCGCGTTGTAAAAATGACCGGCGCGGACATCGACGCTTTGGAGCTGGACGAGAACGGCAAGGTCAAGGACGCAAAGAAGTTCATGGACAGCCAGAAAGACGTATGGGGTGACTTTGTGGCTACAACCAAGACTACCGGCGCAAAGGTGGACACACCGCCCACCAACACCGGCTCCAAAATGACCAAAGACCAAATTTTTGCAATCAAGGACGCCGGAGAGCGCCAGGCGGCCATTGCAGCAAATGCCGACCTGTTTACAGGCGGCGGAAAGGACTAACACATGGCAGCAAAGACCAATCTGATCACCACTACCGAGATCACCGTCAACCCTCGGGAAATCGACTTTGTGACACGCTTCCAGCGCAACTGGGAGCACCTGCGGGAGATCATGGGCATCATGCGCCCCATTCGGATGCAGCCCGGCACCGTGCTGAAAAGCAAGTACGCCCAGGGCACCCTGCAGAGCGGCACCGTAGCAGAGGGCGAGGAGATCCCCTACAGCCAGTACACCGTCAAGGAGAAGGACTACGGCAAGATCACAATCGAAAAGTACGCCAAGGCCGTCTCCCTGGAGGCAATCCAGAACTATGGCTATGATGTGGCCGTGCAGAAGACCGATGACGAGTTCCTGTTCGACCTGACCGCAAAGGTCACGGACAAGTTCTACAAGTACCTGAACACCGGCAGCCTGAAGGGCACCCCCAAGACCTTCCAGATGGCTCTGGCCATGGCAAAGGGCAGCGTGGAGAACAAGTTCAAGAATATGCACCGCACCGTCACCGGCGTTGTGGGCTTTGCCAACGTCCTGGACGTGGCGGAGTACCTGGGCACCGCCCCGATCACCATCCAGAACCAGTACGGCTTCCAGTACATCAAGGATTTCATGGGCTACAACACCATCTTCCTGCTGTCTGACGGCGAGATCGCAAAGGGCAAGGTCATTGCCACCCCCGTGGACAACATCGTGATGTACTACGTCGACCCCTCCGACAGCGATTACGCCAAGGCTGGGCTGGTGTACACCACCGCAGGCGAGGCCAGCAACCTGATCGGCTTCCACACCCAGGGCAACTACACCACCGCCGTCTCTGAGAGCTTCGCCATCACCGGCGTGACCCTGTTTGCTGAGTACCTGGACGGCATCTCTGTCCAGACCATCACCCCGGGCGAGTAATCGCCCCTTTTGAGTAGGAGGCATCCAATGACCGTCCCTGAGCTGTGCGTTTACACGCGCAATTTTTTTGACCGGGCGGACGACCCCATTGCCGGGGAGTTCGCCTTTGAGCCGGACACCGTGCCCGCCGGGGTAGTGCCGGGGCAGTATTTCCTCGTGTGCGGATCTATCTTCAATGACGGCGTGCACAAGGCCGGGGACGGCGATCTGACCGCCGAGACCTTCACCGGGACGGTGCAGCCCATGCGCGTGCCGCCTGACTTCGTGGCGCTGGCTGAAAAAATCGACGCATACGACAAGGCGCTCCCGTCCGGCGGCGTGTATGTGTCCCAGTCCTTTGCCGGGTGGTCCGGCACAATGGCTACAGGCGCGGACGGGCTGCCCGCCGACGGCAAAACCCGCTATAAATCCGAGATCAATCAGTGGAGGAAGATGTGACATGGTCAACGCGTTCACTGCATCCACCGTGATGCAGAGCTTTACCCAAAAATACCGTTTTCAGACCCGCAGCTATGAGCCGGACGGCGTGGGCGGCTTTGTGTCCGGCTGGAAGGACGGCCCCGAGTTTGAGGCCGTGGAGCGCCACGACACTACCGTGGAAGCTCAGGTGGCGGAGCAGGCTGACACCGCCTCCACCTATACCCTGCTGGTCAACACAGGCGTGCCGCTGGCCTTCCCGGACTACATCAAGCGTGTGCGCGACGGCCAGACCTTCCAGATCACCAGCACAGCAGACGAAGCCAAAGCCCCGCCGGAATCCGGCATGGGGCTGCGGGCCGTCAAGTGCAAAAAGGCGGTGCTGCCGTAATGGGACCGTCTGAGAGCATCAACCGGGCACTGAACGCTTTTTTCAACGGATTTGGCATCCCGGGCTATCTGGAAGACAACATCCCGCCCGCCGCTTCCCTGCCCTACCTGACCTACAAGCCCGCCGTCCCCGGCGGCTGGAACGAGGAAGCGTCGTTTCATGGCCGCTTGTGGTATCCAAGCAGCGCAGGGCGTTTACCCATCTTACAGACAGAAGACCAAATTAGCGCAGCCCTTGCAGGCGGTTTGACCGTGCCGTGCGAGGGCGGCGCTATTCTTTTGCGCAAAGGCACCCCGTGGGCCCAGCCGATGGACAACCCGCCCGAGGGCTATTTGTGCGAGTACCTGAATTTTGAGATCACGCAGCTATGCGAGTAAGGAGAATTATGGGAAGAAAATTTACCAAAATTTCCGCAGAAGCATTCAAGTCCATGCAGATCAACGCGGGCCTTGTGCTGAACAAGTTCGACACTGAGGGCCAGACCGCCGTCGCTGATGACGACATCATCTGCGCAACCACTGGCGGCATCACCGCCACCTGCACCCCCAACATCACCGACCTGGGCGAAGATGTGGACAACTGCCAGAAGAACACCGTGGAGCTCATGGAAATTGAGGACTACGACTGCACGCTGGCCTTCACCGCGCTGAATACCTCCGCAGAGGTCATCCGCATGGCGCTGGGCGCAGCGGACGTGGCCGGGGGCAAGGTAACACCCCGCATGACGTTCAAAACCGACAAGACCACGGGCGACTTCAAAACCATTTGGTTTGTGGGCGACCTCATCGGTGGCGGTTATGTGGCTGTTCGGCTTGACAACGCAATCAGCACGGGCGGCCTGTCTCTCAAGACAACCGACAAGGGCAAGGGCAATGTTTCCGTCACCCTGACGGGCTGTGTCCGCATGGGCGACGAGACCGTCCCAATGGAGTTCTTTGTAAGCGAAGACGCGGCAGCATAAGGAGTGGAACAATGAAAACTCTCAACCAGATGGACGAAACAGAATTTCTGCGCCACTGTTACATGATCGCGGACAAGGTGGCCACCCTGCTGACCGAGACGCAGGTGATGGAGCTGCGCAAAGTCGGCCCCATCCTCACGGGCAGTGAAACCCCCGATGAGCTCAAGGCAAAGAAAGAAGCCCAGGGCCGCAAGAACATCAAGGCAATGGCAAAAAAGCTGCTGTTCGACAATGCTCAGAACACAGCGGAGCTGCTGCCTTTGCTGTATGAGCTGGAAACAGACAAGGACGGCAACCCCGAAAAGATGACTCCCTTCAAAACCCTGCGCGTCATCACGGAGACCATCAACGACCGGGATGTGCTGGATTTTTTATCCTCGTTGGTGAGGTTGGTTCAGACCGATATCGGCGGCTGATCTCATCCATCCGGCTGGATATGCTGAAAGCCATTGGCAAACCCTACATTGCCCAACATTGCGTCAATGCGATGCAGCAGGAAGCTTACGAGAAGAGCTACCGCGCCTACATCACGGACGCTCTGGCTGGCCTTGTGGGCATGGAGTGTCGGTGGGTGGACACCCTGCCCGACTTTAATACTCCCGCCCTGCCCCAGCAGAGCGCAGAGGAAATCAAGGCCCGTATTCTGGCCGGGCTGAACGGAGGTGATACGCCCTGAAACTTTTTGAATTGATGGCCACTCTTGGGCTGGACACGTCCGCGTATGAGCGGGGCATCAACAACGTCCAGAGCGAGACCAAAAAGACCGTGACGGCGCTTTCCAGCGAGTACAGAAAGGCCGCAAAAAGCGTTCTGGAACTGACAAAGCAGTATAACGAATCTGCCGCCAAGACGGGCAAGACCTCGGCTGAGACCAAAGAGCTGAAAAATCAGCTTGCAGCAGCTGAGGCACAGCTCAAAACAACCGCCTCCGCCCTGAAATCCGCAAACAACGGCATGGACTCCTTTGGCAAATCGGCCAGCAGTACGGGAAGCGGGCTGACGGCGGCGCTGACAAAATCGCAGCTTCTGGCTTCTGCCATCTCCACGCTTTCCACCGCGGCCCTCAGTGGTGCAAAGCAGTTTGTGTCTATGGGCATCGAGTACAACGCCCAAATCGAAAGTTACCGCGTGGGTCTAACCAATATGCTGGGCGATGCACAGGCGGCCAATGAGGCCATGGCGGCCATTCAAGAGGACGCAGCCCGCACTCCGTTCAGCGTGGATTCGCTGACGCAGGCAAACCAACTGCTCATCAGCGCCGGTGAAAACGCGAGCTACTCCCGCAAGGTCATCATGGCGCTTGGCGATGCTGTTTCCGCCACCGGCGGAGGCAACGCGGAGCTTTCCCGCATGGCAGCTAATCTGCAGCAGATCGCCAATGTGGGCAAAGCGTCCGCAATCGACATCAAGCAGTTTGCCTATGCAGGCATCAACGTTTATCAGGTTCTGGCTGACTACACCGGGAAAACGGTGCAGGAAGTCCAGAACATGACCATCAGCTATGACCTGCTGTCTAATGCCCTTATTGCTGCCAGCGAGGAGGGCGGGCGCTACTACAACGCCATGGACACCCAGAGCCAGACCATGAATGGACGTGTGTCAACCCTGAAAGATAACGTGAGCCAGCTGGCCGGGCTCATGGCGGGCGACCTCAGCAGCGGAATCGGTGTGGTAATCTCCAACCTCAACGATATGACCGTGGCGGCCATCGAAGCTTACAAGACGGACGGCTGGAAGGGGCTCGGCGAGGCAATTCTGGAACTGAACAACCCCATCAACTCCGTCATCAAGAAATTTGGCGAGCTTGGCTCTGCCGGAATCGGCGTTCTCGATAAATTGAGCTTCAAGCTCAACAAAGCCCTCGGGAAGAATGCTTACGCGGGGTACGAGAACAGTGATGAAGGATACAAGCAGTACCGCTCTGACAAAAACAGCCAGAGCAACTACGACCGCCGACGGAAGGACGCTAAAAACGGAAAGGGCATCTACAACGAAAGCTGGACGGAACGGCAGGCAAAGGCGGCTGCAGCTGCCGGGAACGGCGGGAGCAGTATCACTGCCTCGGGCGGCACAGGCGGCGGAAAAAGCAAAAAATCTACCGCCAAAGCGGCTGCTGACACCAAAAAGCTGGCGGATACCGTCACCGAAACGTCGAAGCAGATCCTTGCCGGAACGGGCAACATCGTGGGCAACATCCAGCGCGTGGTGGAGACTGCCGACAATACCTACAACGTCTACGACGGCACCACCAAAAAGCTCAAGGGCACCACAAAGGAGACCGTGGAGACCATCACGGACTCTTGGAAAGAAGTGGTGGACGGCACGGAGAAGACCATCAAATCGGTCACAAAGAAAGTGACCGATGCGGCCGGAAAAGTGACCACGACCACGCAAAAGACCTGTGACGATGTGGTTTTGTCCGTGACGGAGCTGCAAAGCCGCATTGACCAGAACCTCAGCAATGCGCAGAAGCAGTGGTCAAACGGCATCTTTGGCCGCTTGCAAAACACGTTCGCCGACCTGAAAAACCGCAACTGGGCCGGGCTGGCTACAGACGTGGCAAATCTCATCTGGGGCGAGGTATCGCAGGATCAGCGGGAGCTTATCTCCAAGTGGGCGGTGGATGCGCTGAGTGTCATCAATGACGCGTACAGTGGGGGCGGCGTAAAAGCGGCCTTCGATACCATCAAATCGCTCTTTACGGACGGCATTGCTGCCAGCGCAACAGAAGCGGGGACAGCGGTGCAAAGCTTTGGCTCCATCCTGTCCAGCTTGAGCGCATCCGGTGGGGCAGGTGCCCAGCTGGCCAACGTCGCCAGCGGGGTGTCCAGCATGGCCACCTCTATCATGGGCAGTCTGGGCAAAATCGTCTCGCTTGTGGCATCCAACCCTGTGCTGGCTGCCATCCTGGGTGTGGCTGCTGTGGCGGGCGGTATCGGTCTGGCCGCATGGCTGGGCAGTAAAAACGGCGAAAAGGAAAGCACTGACAGCAAGAGCACGACGCTTTCCTACAAGGACATTCAGAACGCTTACTGGTACGGCAGCCAGCGCAGCTTTGCCGGGTACGATTTCCGCACCGACGGCTATGCGTTCGGCGAAAGCCCGGCAAACGGGCGGCTTTCGTCCTACCAGCAGAAAATGCAGCAGTCCGTGGACGCGCTGTACAACGTGGTGCAGCAGTACCTTCCCCAGACGGCAAACACCGTCATCAAGCTGGACGACGGCACGCTGGTGGGCGCACTGGCACCTTCTATTGATGCACAGCTGGGCCATCTGGCCACGCTGGCAGAAAGGGGAAATTAAAATTTGTACAAAATTTTTGCATATCCCTTTGGCAACCCCGACGACAAGCGCCTGATCTACGCTCCCAATAACCGCAATGCCCTTGTGCTGTCTCCCAAGCTGACCCGAGAGGTCAGCAAGGGCGGCAGCCTTTCTTTTACCATGACGCGCGACCATGAGCAGTATGAGAGCCTGCAAAAGATGTCCACCTGCATCACCGTTGAACAGGACGATAAAGAGATCTGGCGCGGGCGTGTCCTGAGCCATGAGGCAGACTGGTACAACCGGCGCGTCATATACTGCGAGGGCGCTTTGTCTTACTTCAATGACAGCGCAATCACCCCTTTTAACTACGAGGGAAAGCTGGCGCAGTTTTTGCAGCACCTCATCGATGCCCACAACCAGCAGTGCGGCAGCATGGAGATGAAACGCTTCGAGCTGGGCACTGTCACCGCGGCACTGGGTGATCTTGTTGTGCACTATGGAGACCGGGACAGCTACGGTGTGGGCGAAGACTACGGCAGCACCTGGGACATCATCGACAAGATGGTGCTCAAGGTGTACGGCGGATATGCCTACTGTACCTACAACCCCGCCACGGGTAATAACGTCTTAAATTATTGCGATCAGTCTTTCGAGGCCGACCGTTTGGTCGACCAAACCATTGAGTATGGCGTAAACCTGCTGGATTTCACAGAAAAAACCGATACCAACAGTCTTTTTACCCGTGTGTATCCCATGGGAAGCAAGCACACGGTCGAGGAGACAAAGTGGAAGTGGAAATTTTTGTGGTGGGGTGAAAAGTACACAGAAAGCCATGAAGAGCGCTATGGCATTTCTGGAACGGACGCGGCGACCGTCAGTAAGTATCTGCCAAAAGGGTATTCGTACCGGCTGGACAGCAGTGACGGCGACTGCGGATGGATCCAGAATGATGCAGCGGCCCAGAAGTTTGGCATCGTGTCAGCCCTGGGCGAGTATGACACCGACAGCGACAACGACACCTTTGCTGCAGGCGTGCAGGATCTTCAGAAAAACAGCTTGATGGTGACGAGCTACACCGTCAAGGCTGTGGATCTGCGAGATGCGGGCTATGACAAGGACAGGCTGACTTTTGCCAGCTATGCCCACATTATCAGCAAGCCCCACAGCATCGATGTCATCATGCTGTGCACAAAGCTGGTGGAACCGCTGGATCAGCCGGACAAAAAGGAGTATACCTTCGGCATGACCCGGCAGACTTTGACCGACCGACAAGTGGCCAACCTGGGCCGCACCAACCTGCTGGATGAGGATACGGCATCCGCTGAAAAATATCAGCAGAGCACTCTTAACCAGCTTTTCAAGTACCAGAAGTCTAACGACAAAAGAGTGGACGAGGTGGACAAAAAAGCTGGCGAAGCGGCCAAAACGGCCACAAATTTTCTGGAGTTTACCCCGGAAAACGGCCTTATCGTCCGGCATGACCAGCTGCCCAACAAAAGGGTGCAGATCACCAACGACGGCATAAAAGTGCTTTCCGGTTCCAGCATGGTCAACATCAAGTCGGATAGCATTTCCATCACAGACGGCAACGGCAGCTGCACTATCGACTCCGGAAAGATTACCTTCTACGGCATCCGAAACGCCCGTATCTGGGACTTTGGGGACAACAGCTCTTTTGGAGCACAGACAATCCCGCTGGACCTGTCCGATTTTTCTGCTGTGTATCTGACCTATACCAGCAAGAAAGGATCCACATGGTGGGCCAGCGGCGGCACTGCCGGATGTGTGACCATGGTCATCCCGGTCAATGGCGTGGAATACGCCATGACTTACCCGTGGAACACCACTCACATGCGGACGGTGCGGGTCAACTCAGGGGGCATCACTTTCGGACCCGGTCGTGAGCGCACATCGAACTATGTCACTGGCAACAACTACACCCCAGCAGTAGTGCCGACGAATTTCAGCATCGACCTGGAAAGCCCCGGCTCTGACGGGTGGACACAAAATGACTCCCTCTGTATGCCACGAGAACTATACGGTTTTATGTGAGGTGAAGGACAGATGAAAGTACCCGGCTGTAAATTTATGTGCAAGGTGTGCTCCGATGGCCGCATTTACAGTGGCGGATGGGGCGTTGAAGAAGTAATCCCGAACCCTCTCCCAGACAACTGCATGGTCTTCGATGAGTTCCCGGAGGACTGGGAGGATGGCGGCTCGCACTATGTGTGGGACGGAGAAAAGTTGGTATACAGCCCTCTGACCCCGGAGCAGTTGGCCGTGATCTACAGCGGAGGTGAGCTCAAATGCTGATGGGCGCACAGATCGGAAATATCCATACCCTCAAAGACCTTGGCCTTTATCTGAAGGTGGGCAGCCCTATGATATCCGGTGCAGAGCCAGAGACGATGCTTGTCAATGTCCCGGGCTCTGACTTTATCCTAGACCTGTCCAGGGCTTTGGATGGGGAAGTGCACTACAAGCAGCGCACCATCAAGCTGGAGCTTATCTGTAAGTCTCCGAAAAAGCAATGGACGACCATCCAAAGCGCCCTTGAAAATGCCTTACAGGGCAAGTGGCTTCGGTGCGTTTTTGATGAGGACAGTGCCTGGTACTGGCAGGGCATTTGGCGGGTAGACCCCAGTGAGAAAAACCGACATGATATGGCCTTTACCATAGAGGGCACTTGCAATCCGTACAAAAGAAATGTCACCGCAGATGCGGGTGCGGATTGGCTCTGGGATACCTTTGATTTTGAAACAGATACCATCTATGATGTACCTACGGGAGTGATCAGTTTATGACAAAGACTTTTCCGGAAGTCATCTCGGGCATCCGTACCGCAAAAAAAGGTGTGGAAGTCCGGGAAGACATCGCCCAGATGGGCGAGTATGTGGAGCAGTTCGCTGCCACAGCCACCCAGAAAGCAGAAGCGGCGGCAGCCAGCGAAAAAAAGGCATCCGATGCTGTGGCAAACATCGACCAGCAGAAAGCGGACTCTGTGGCCGCTGTCCAGCAAGCCCAGACTACGGCCACCACGGCCATCACCCAGACAAAAGACGCTGCACTGACTGACATCGGCAACGCTAAGGCTGGCGCTTTGCAGGAGGTGGCAAGCTCCACCGAGGCGGCTCAGACCGCTGCTACCGAAGCAAAAGCATCTGAACAGGCCGCAGAAAAGAGCAAAGAGGACGCTGCTGCTTCTGCATCCTCCGCTGGAACAAAAGCCAGCGAGGCCTCCACGTCTGCAACGCAGGCAGATGCGAGCCAGAAAAAAGCTGCCAAGAATCAGCAGGCCGCAGAAGAGGCTGCAAACCGTGCATCGGCGATCGTGAGTACCGATAAAACCCTGAGCATCGAAAATGCCCCTGCGGACGCAAAGGCTACCGGTGATGCTCTGGCAGGCAAAGCAGACTCCGTCGTTCCACATGATCTTTCTATTCCGATCACGGGATGGCAAACAGACACAGAAGTTGCAGAGTATCCGCATTACATTGACATTACAGCAGATGTTACGTCCACGACTGTGGTATCTGTCAGCATTGACCCTGCAAGTGCAGACGTAGCCGGTAAAGCTATGCTTGTAAACCCCGAAACTCGAACCGGAGCTATCCGTATCCGTGCACACAACATTCCGACTGCGGAAATTTCCGCCCGGTGGTATCCCATCAAGTATGGTGGCCAGTTCTATGGTGACGGCTCCATCTATTCCAACTTCCTGCTTGCGGCACATCCTGTGGGTAGTATCTATCAGACCATCAGCCCGGAAAACCCGGCTGTGACTTTTGGCGGCGGCACGTGGGAAAAGATTGCGCAAGATAGGGTGTTAATGGGCGCAAGTGATACGCACCTGGCTGGTACAACGGTAGAGGCTGGACTGCCGAATATCAAGGGCTCTTTTGAGGCAAGACCCCACATGTCTGGAAACGAGTTTGCGGGCGGTTCGATTACAGGCGGGGATGGTAAGCTATTTGCACATTCAATTCAAACTTCTAACAATATAAATAATTCAATGACAGAAACCGGTAATGCATACAAAAGCGATGTAGTGTTTTTTAACGCATCTGCTTCCAACTCCATTTACGGCGCATCCAATACTGTCCAACCCCCGGCATACTTTACTTACACTTGGCTTCGTACCGACTGAAAGGAGAAACAATGGCACTAGGAGAACTCAAAAACGGCATTGGCCCTGATGCCTATGCTATCTATCAGCAAGTCCTTGCGGCGGTAGTCGAGCGGGACCACCCCGTGGGCAGTCTGTACATCAGCGAAAACGCAACCAGCCCGGCCGAGCTTTACGGCGGCACATGGGAGCGCATTGAGGGCAAATTTATCATGGGCGCAAGCGATACCTACCAGGCAGGGAGTACGGGGGGCGAAGCAGAACATACACTAACAGAAGGCGAATTACCGAATATAACTGGTAATTTTGATTTTCAATCAGACGGAAATAATCAGGGTATTGTAACCGGAGCACATGGTGTATTTAGTCTTGGCCAAATGTCTACTGGGGGGTTCCGACCGAACAATAAAACAGACGAATCGAATTGTGCTCGGCAAATAAGAATGTCTTTTGGGTCTAATTCACCTCATAACAATATTCCTCCCTACTACTCCGCGTATATATGGCGCAGAGTGGCATAACCGAAAGGAGCACACATGAAAATTATTGACAGCAACGGCAACCCCATCGAAGCCCCCGACCTGACGAAAGGCTACCTCAAGCAGGAGACCCAGACTGTCCACCACGATGCTGTGGCGGGCGTGGAAGAGGTCAGCCACTACGAGACCGAAACCTTGCCGGACGGAACCCCTGCAATCTACTATGACGCAGATGGTCGTGAAAAAGGTCGTGATGTCCGCAAGGTGGTTGACGTGCCCGGCGTGGCCGCACAGGATGCCTACGACGAAGAGGTGGAAGTGCAGCGGTATGTGCTGTACACCGCAGAAGAGCTGGCCGCACAGGAAAAGGCCCGCAAGGAAGCAGAGGAAAAGGCACAGCTGCCCACCGCAGAAGAGCGCCTTGCTGCTCTGGAAGCGGCTATGCTCGACCTGCTGGCTGCACAATAAGGAGGATGTTATGGTTTTGTTCTATGTGACCCAAATCAAGCTGCACCGCTTTGACGGCGCTTTTACCATCGACAACGTTCCTGACCGGTACAAGGATGCTGTGCTGGCAAAGCTGACGGAGGAGGGATTTTATGAGGTGGAAAGTAATGTTTGACTTCCTGCGGGATATCTTCTCTGCGCTCTCCCACGCTGCCGGTGACAGCGCCGACAAGGAAGAGCCTGCTCCCGCACCCGGCGTGTCCACAGTGGACACCGTGACCGGGTGGGCAGGTGAGCCGCCCTACCGCTATCTCGACGTGAGTCGGTGGCAGGGAAAAATCGACTGGGCACAGGTAGCAGCGGCAGGTTACAAGGGGGCCATGCTCAAGACGGTGTCCACTAACCGCAAGCTCTCCAAGCGGGCAGACGGACTGTACATCGACCCGACCTTTGAAGCGAACTACCGCAACGCCCGGGCTGCTGGGCTGGACGTGGGCGTATATTACTACACCTACGCCACCAACAAGGGCATGGTCAACGCAGAACTCTCCCTGCTGCGTCAAGCAGTCTACGGAAAGGAGCTGACCCTGCCTGTGGCTGTGGACGTGGAGGACAACAAGCTCGTCAGTCTGGACAAGCAAGACCTGACCGACCTGACCGCCTATGCTCTGCACGAGGTGGAGCAGATGGGCTTCTATGCCCAGCTCTACACCTACACCAGCTTCGCAAAGGCACATCTCTTTGTGGGCGGTGCGGCTCTGCATCCTTATGACGTATGGCTTGCGGACTACACCGGCAAGACCCCGAAGGTGGACTTCAAGTACAATGCCCACCAGCACACCAGCAAGGGCCGCATGCCGGGCATTTCCGGCAACGTTGATCTCAATGTGACCGAAATCAACTACCCGAAAATCATCCGCAAGAAGGGCCTGACCCGTCTCCGGGAGGACAAATGACCGAAAAAGAAGCTTTGCTGTGGGTGCTTGGCATCCTGGGTAGCCTGTGTGCTGCAGCCATCACCATTGACAAGGTGCTGGAAATCATTCACAAGTACATCAAAAAGGCGCAGGAACCGGACAACGTGCAGAACAAGCGGCTGGATGAGATGGACAAGCGCATCGGCACCTTAGAGCAGGGCCAGCTCCAACACACGCAGGCCCTTGCCCGAGATCTGCGCCGCTTTGAAGAAATTGACGAGGTGAGCCGTCTGACCCTCGACGGGGTGCGCAACCTTCTGGATGCGCAGCTGTCCGGCAACAATCGCGAGGGGATGCAGAAGAGCCGCACCGACATCGACAACTATCTTTTGAAAGGAGTTACCAATCATGGAAGCGATTCGTAACCTTTTGACCGCACTTCCCGCACCTGTGGCCCTCGTGCTCATGCTGGGCGGCCTTGCGTTCTATGCACTGGGCTGCATCCGGCTGGGCTATGGTGCCGCTGTCAAGGGCACTGTGCTCGACCTCATTGCAAGGGCAGAGCAGGAGATTCAGGGCACCAAGAGAGGCGCAGAACGTAAGGCGTGGGTGGCGCAGATGCTCCGCACGGCCCTCAGCGCCAGCAAGTGGGGCAGACTTATCAGCTGGGCCATCACCGATGAGACCATCGGCACCATCATCCAGTTTTTCTTTGACCGCGCAAAGGCGGCCCTGAGTAAGGAGTAAGACCATGAGCAGCACTACATACCAGATTTACGCCAAAAACAAGCAAATCTATCGTAAAGTGAGCATAATTTGCACACTTTCAGTGCGAATTTCCCGTTTTCAGCATAAATTCACCGCTATGGTGCGCAACGCAGGACAGCTTCCGCAGCCCTTCTGGCTCGGTGCTGCCTGTGGCGGCGGCTCGTGTAGTCTTTCCGCCAGCGTTGCAAGGGCTTAATGCAGAACAGATAAAAGCTGTGATAAAACGTTCGCCGCTTGGGAGGTATGACCGGAAAATCGCCCGGTTGCGGTACGTTGACCAGCTATGTCAAGTTGATATTGCAGCGCGTGTGCCGTATTGTCGGACATCAATCGGCAATAGGCTGAAAATTATTGATAAAATGCTGGATGTGTGATACTATACTTTTAATTGGGTGCGTTTTCTTGTGAAGCGCGTTGAAGCGGCAGGCTTTCGGGTCTGCCGCTTTTCTTTTTTTACGATTTGCTGGTGGATTTTGTTTTATTCGCACTAGTTTTGTCGAAAGCATTGCCATATATTGGATGATGTGATATCTTAGCATTGCACTCCAATGTGTGTGCCCTTAACAGTTAAGCGCTCATGCGGATTTTTCCGTGTGGGCGCTTTTCTTTTTTGCTCATAGTAATCAAGCTCTAATCAAGCTTTAAGCAAGGTTTAAGCAAGATTTTTTGTCCTTCGTTGTGCGTTCGTTGTCTCTCTCGGCGGCTTAAAGCGCTACATTGGTCGCAAAGGGAGGGACGCACCATGTGGCACAAGTTTAACCCGAACCCGCGCGGGAGCAGCGTCGGGGACTGCGTAGTGCGGGCCGTGGCAGCCGCAACGGGCCAAGACTGGGAGAAAGCTTACCTTGGGCTTGCGCTTACTGGCTTTATCGTCGGCGATATGCCAAGCGCCAACCGCACATGGGGCGCATACCTCCAAAAGCGCGGGTTCAAGCGCAGCATGGTTGAAGCGGATTGCGCCATCTGTTACACCGTGGCGGATTTTGCCCGGGAGTACCCTCGCGGTGTGTATGTGCTGGGCTGCTCCGGCCACGTTCTGACCGTCATCGACGGCGCGTGGTGGGACAGCTGGGACAGTGGCGCAGAATGCCCGATCTATTACTGGTACAAGGAGGAAAATGATGCCGATTTATAACGGATACCCGCAAGTGTTTTACCCGCAACAGCCGCAGGGGCAGCTTGAACAGCTCAGGGCAGCACAGTACCAGCCCCAGCCCGTCATGATGCCGACAATGCAGGGGCAGGCCGCACCGACTGACAGCGGCTTTATCTGGGTACAGGGCGAAGCGGCAGCCCGTGGCTATCTGGTAGCCAACGGGAGCCGAGTGCTTTTACTGGATGCCGATTCCGATACCTTCTACATCAAAGAAGTGGGGCAGGACGGCAGGCCGTTCCCTCTTCGCATTTACGATTACAAAGAGCGCACCAGCGGCCCCAAAGCGTCGATTGCAGCCACGCAAGCCGCAGGCGGGGAGTATGTCACCCGCAAGGAGTTCGACGAGTTGGCGGCAAAGCTGGCGGCGTTGGAGAAGCAAGAAGCACCAGAGCCGGAAAAGGAGGGCTAAACGATGGGCAGCAGCTTGTTTAATTCGATGGGCCGACAGGCTCAGAACCCTATTGGCGGGCAGTTCCAGCAGTTTATGGGCCAGATGCAGGGAAAGAACCCGCAGGAGATGATAAACCAGATGCTCACCTCCGGCCAGCTCTCACAGCAGCAGCTCAACGCCATTCAGCAGCGGGCGCAGCAGATCGCGCCGATGCTCAACGGCATGAAAAATATGTTTGGATTCTAAAATGCGGCCGCATTTAGAATAAATTTCAAAATCTAACGTAAAGGAGTAAAACTATGTCTCTTTCTTCTGATAGCACGGTTCTGACTATGCCGGTACAGCCCGCCAACGGCTACAGCAACGGCCTCAATGGCTGGGGCGGCGACTGGATGGGCTGGATCGTCCTCTTTCTGATCTTCGGCATGTTCGGCTGGGGCGGCATGGGCGGCTTTGGCTGGGGCGGCAACATGGGCGGCGCTTCGCCTTATATGACCAGCGCTGTCACACAGGCAGACCTGCAGCGTGGCTTCGACAACCAGAGCGTCATGAACAAGCTGAACGGGCTTGAAAGCGGCCTGTGTGATGGCTTCTATGCCATGAACACCGGGATGCTTCAGGGTTTCAACGGCGTGCAGCAGGGCCTGAACGGCGTCACCAACGCCATGCAGCAGGGCTTCAACAGCACCAACGTTGCGCTGATGCAGGGGCAGAATGCTCTGGCTACACAGCTGGCGGACTGCTGCTGCAAGACCCAGACCGCGATCCAGGGCGTCAACTACAATCTGGCCACTCAGGAGTGCGACACCCGGAACCAGATGCAGCAGGGATTCTGCGCAACGCAGAACACCATGAACAACAACACCCGGGACATCATCGAGAATCAGAACAGCAACACCCGCGCGGTGCTCGACTTCCTGACCAATGATAAGATCGCCACCCTGCAGAGCGAGAACAACGAGCTGCGCCGGGCTGCTTCTCAGGATCGCCAGAGCGCGTTCCTGACCACCGCGATGAACGCGCAGACCAACCAGATCATCGGGACTCTGCAGCAGAAAGCTCCCGTGCCTGCCTATCAGGTGCCTAACCCCAACGCCATTTACTATGGCTGTGGGACCGGCTGCGGCAGCTGCGCATAACCGAATCACGGCAACTTTTTCCAAAATGGAAAATGTTCAGCCCCTGAGCTGATTTTGCAAACCAGAGCGCCGGGGCAGCAGTCCCGGCGTTTTTTAATGAAAGGAGCCGATAAAATGGCCGAATTTAGCAATTCTAACACCGTCAGTGTGGCGGCGGGCCAGAACCTTCCACTGACCGAAACCTCCGTTGCCGGTCCTTCCTGCATCGTTCACCGTGAAGGTGCAGGCATTGTAACCCTTCGTGGGCTGACCAACCAGTGCCGTGCGCGCTTCAAGGTGAGTTTCGGCAGTAATATCGCTATTCCCACCGGCGGCACCGTGGAAGCCATTTCCGTGGCGCTGGCTATTAACGGGGAGCCCCTTGCCAGCGCGACCGCGATTGTCACCCCGGCGGCAGTCGAAAATTACTTCAATGTTTTCGTGGCTGCCTTTATCGAGGTGCCGCGCGGTTGCTGCGTGACCGTGGCACTCGAAAACACCAGTACGCAGGCAGTCAGCATTGCAAACAGCAATCTGATTGCTGAACGCGTAGCATAAGAAAGGAGACAAAGCCATGCTGGATAAACTGAATCATCTGAAAGATGAGATGTGCAACGAGCTCATGGAGCTGACCGACAAAAAGAACCGTTCCCCGGGTGACATCGAGATGATCGGCGAGATCGTGGACATTATCCTGGACATCCACCGCATCAAGGATTACTGCGAGGGTGGCGAGTACAGCCGTGCGGGCGAGTGGGAAGCTGACATGCGCGGATCCTTCAACCGCGACGCTGGAAACGGTTACAACCGGGGCAACAGCTACGCCAACCGTGGCCGCCACTATGTGCGCGGGCATTACTCCCGCACGGATGGCCGTGAGCGCATGATCTCTGACATCGAGGACATGATGCAGGAAGCCACCGGTGCAGAGCGTGACGCCTACAAGCGGGCCGCTGACATCTTGCGCAACGCATAAGAAAGGGGGCGGCAGGCATGGACATTGACGAGATCAATGAGCACATCCGAAAGCTCAAGTGCGAGGAAACCAGCTGGCAGAGTGTCAACAAACTTGCCGCCCTCTGCACTGTGCGGAACGAGTTGGAAGAAGCGCACGCACCTGAAACGCAGATCCAGTCATTGCCGCCCGCGACTTATGCGGCGGCTTACTCCACAGCAGCGGAACCACAAAGCGACTTTGTAACGGCTGCCAGCTCTGTGCCGTTTGGCGGTCTGATGCAGGTGCTTGACGAGCACATGAAAGCAATAAAGATGGTGTATCCGAAAGAGTATGAGCTAGTAATGCGGAAGATTGTCTCTTTGTCTGAGTGATCACCGCCGGTATCACCACCGTGGCCGCGCTGCCCAAAACGGCCATACATAGCACCATCCCCGGGGATCCTGACGGTTCCTCGGGGATGTTTTTGCGTTTATGAAGCTGTTTTTCAGCGGTGTGTTACCAAAAATGTTACCATGATAAAGAAAAGAACGTCATTTCTCAACGAAATAACGTTCTTTCTTCATGGTGGAGGCGATGGGAGTCGAACAATTAAAAACGATTGATTGTCGTCAAAAATGCATCTGGGATGCATGAAAGAGTGAAGGAATAATGCGGCTTTGTTGGGTTATGCCCAATTTGTTTTTTGACATTTAGAAAAAAGAGTGTTACCAAATGTGTTACCAGAATCACCCTTGAGCCTTCCTGAATGCAGCGGTTGTTGCAGCCGCCAAATCTTCTCGCTGGCCCTGCAATTCATGATGGTACACGCCGGAAGTGTCCATGTTCTTGCTATGACCTACAAGCATCTTCAGCTGGCTGTCAGTCAGGACGCTTGATTCAACGCTGACAAAGGTGTGCCGTAACTCGTAAAGTGAGACTTTCGGCTCAAGCCCGTTTGCTTCCTGATACGATTCCCAGCGGCGATAGAGCGTATGCTCTGACGGAATCTGAAACAGCGGCGTATTGTAGTTTAGCAGTATTCCTTGAGCCTTTAGGAGTTGTACCTGCGCCTCATAGGCATCCCGTGCTTCCTTGCCCATGTCAAAAGAGCGGATGGCGTTTTCATTCTTTCCGGTGGTCTGCTCCCGGTGCACGTTGATGCTGCGCCGAAGGTTGACCGTGTTCCCCTTGATGTCACCATACCAGAGGCCAATCAGTTCCCCGGGGCGCAGGCCGGTCGCAACTGCAAAGCGGTAGGCGTAGATATATTCATCAAATACCGGCTTTCCATAGTAGGTGCGGGTGTCTACGCTGAACAGGGTCTTCAAGGCGGTGGGCTGCAAGATCGTGCGTTTCCCCATCCTGGCATTCTTCGGGATAGACAGGTCGGGGTGGAGCGTCGTGTACTTGTTCCTTCGGCACCACTTGACAAAGGCGGTTTCCGCAGCCCGGATCGTCATAAGCGTCTTTCGGCTCAACGGCTGGTTTGAGATGGGCTTGCGCTGGTTCTTTTTCTGTGAGCGCTTCCGGAACGAAACGTCAATGGCCTTTTGAAGATCGCCCTCGGTCAGCTCGTCAATGCGGATGTTCCCACAGGTCGGCAGGATATAGCAGTCTCCGTAACGCTGGCATTGTGTCACATAGGACATCCCGCAGGTCAGCTTCAGTTCTTCCACCCACTCGGCATAGAGCGTGGCCACTTTCTTCCTGCCGTCCCGGATGCTATCATCAAGCCATGCATCCGCTTTTGCGTTTGCTTCACGCTGTCCGGTGCGGCCCGGCGTGCTGCTGTAAAACCGCTTGCGGGTGCCGTTCTTCTGAACCGCGATGCACCAGCGCTTTTCCTTTTCCACCCAAAATGCCGTGTTGACCCGTTTTTTCATAAAATCCACCTCCATACACAAGGGTACACTGTGCCGCTGCCCTTTGGGCGGCGGCGCTTTTTTCTTTGCTGCGGGGCGGCTTCCGACTGCTTCTTCCCGCACCACGGACAAAAAGAAGCACCATCCGGGATCTCTTTCCTGCAGCATGGTCTCACGCATTTCATGGCTTACTTCTTTTTCTGCCCGATATATCCGAATGCGCCATTTTCAGCAGCGGCTCTTCCGGCCTTGTAGTTGATCTTCAGGTCGTCAATGGGAGGCTGCGGAGCGTCCGGGCATGGGTCAAGGCCCGCGATCTGCGCATAGGTATACTGGTCTATAATGGTCCCGCACACGCTTGCCCTGTTGTTGAGCGGGCAGTGTAAGTTTGCAGCTATCTCCGATATGACAGCAGGCGGGCTGCTGCCGTGACTGCCTTTCAGTATGAAGAGGAGTAGCCTTTTCGTCAGCGGCGGCAGATTTACCACGAGACGGCTCAACTCCGCGTTTAGCTCATCGTCGGCCTTGCCGTCATCCGGCACTTTGTACAGATCCGGGTGGGTCATCTCCATGAATACCGTGATGGGCGACACCCCACACGCCGTGCACCAGTCCATGATCTCGTCGCTGTCCGGGCTGGTGCAGCCTTTTTCCCAGCTCTGCACGGTGCGCTCTCCTTTTTCGATGCGCCTTGCGATCTCCGCTTGGCTCAGGCCCGCAGACACCCGTGCTTTTGCAAGCGCTTTCCCGATTTGGCTCGCCGTAAAATAACTCATACTTTCACCCCCATAATATCGGCGTATTTTTAACAAAAAATGGCGCAGAAAAAATCTGCGCCATTCGACAAATTTTATCCGTATTTTATTTTCCAACGGCGCATGGTAGAATTTGGTTTATAAATCGTAGATGTGCACAAAAGAAAGGAGAAAGAAAAATGGATTTTGAGCAAAGAAACGGTAAAGAAACCGAAATGACCATCATCGATGGAATGCCCGCCAGTATCCTGACCGGCACCGACCGCACCCCTGCACCCTGGGAGGAATGAGTTATGAAAAATCTGTCACACTTTCGCACCCATGCCCGTGCCCTGCTGGCCTGCTATTTGGATATGACCCCGGAGCAGCAGCGTCTTGCTCGCGCTTACATTCAAGATAAGGCCCTGCCGGAGGTGCAAGCCCTGCGTAACGCAGCCGGTGAGCCCGGCGGGGCGCTGGCTGCTGATCTGTTGCAAAATTTGCAACAGCCTTGCAACCGCGAATAAGCTGAAATGTCAGCGCAAATCCACATTTTTCAGCGTATTTTTCCGCTGAAAGAAGGGAACGAATAGGGATTGACGACAACAACCAGCGGTTTTATAATATGGTTGTAAACGGGTTTACAGGCCAAGCAGCTGAGATTTCTTTGCGTTGTACTCCGCTTCCGTGATGGCCCCCATATCCAGCAGCTGCTTAAACTTTAAAAGCTCATCAGCGGCGCTGGGGGCAGCCGGAGCGGTGCCAAGCGGCTGTTCTGGAGAGCCTTTGCAACTCTTGAGAAAAGCGGTCATGCCGCCGGGATAAACCGTTGTCGGCAGACTGGTTTCTCCAAGAGGGAGCGTAAAACGGATGGAAACGTTTTCTTTGCTGCGGCTGCCTTTGCGGGTCTCTGTTTTAGCGGTGGCAGCGCCCACAATCGCACCCACAGGCCCGGCAATGGCTGCACCGATCACGGCCCGGCCAATGCCGCCTTTGGTCTCTGTCACCGTCAAATCGTCTGGCGCGTCAGATTCGTAACCGGCGACTTCATCAAAGCTGTAGATCATGCGAGGGCCTTTATCACCACCGCGATGCCCAAAGCAAAACAGTCGGTTTGCCTTGTCGATGGACACAAAAAGCGCATCTCCATCATAGATGGAATCGGTTTCTTTGAACGCCTTCCGACGTTGTTCCAGTGTAACCCAGTAGTCCGCAAGGGCAGCTGTAGGTTGCTTTGCTGCCCGGATGCCCAATTTTGAAAAGAAAAAGTTACTGCACCCGGCGCAGATCAGGCCGTCCGCACTCTTCTCTCGGTTCAGCAGGCCCAGCTTGCCGCCGCAGACAGGACAGATATTTGCCATAATAAGCACCTCACATATACAAAAATAGGCAGCCAACCAGCTGCCGAAAAACTAAGTTATCAAGGAAAATGCCAAAGGAGGAAAATAAAGTGCAAGAAACCAGCACAATGTTTGCAAAATGTGATACAATGGAAGAAAAAGAGTCGCACGACAAGCTTGTGCATCTTGCCGTAAGTGAGATTCTTTCGTTATCCGAAAACCAACTTCAAGAAGTCATTCGGAGGTTTTATGCTCTTTTGTAGATTGAACATTTTGAAGCAGGACGAGAACGGAAACTGGTACAAGCCCAAGAAACAGCATCGAATCCGCCGCTTTTTCGTTGAGGACATCTTTTACCGTTTCGTATGGATGATTGAGTGGTTCTTATTTGAAAAGTATTGGTAATACATAATCCGAAATCAGATTCACCAACACAGGAATCAAAATCAAAGTAACAATCCCGCCGACCACTTTTGCCGGGAGCGAGAACTTGTTTGCTTTTCTATCTCGCAAATACTGCCTGCCGTTTTCCGTGATCCAAACCGCGGACTTGCGATAGCTCACCGATGCGGAATCTGCAAGGCCAAGTTCTTCAAGCGCCGTAGCGTCTTGAAACAGTTCTTTTGTCCGTTCAACGCCACCGGGATACTCCCGATCGAGGGCTTTCAGCAGTTCAAGTTCTTTTTTATTAAGATGTATGCTCACTCTGGAAGCTCCTTTTTAACTGCCTGAGCAATCCGAACAATTTTCATAATGTTTTCGTCATCCATGCCATCCAGCGCTTCCAGCAGCGCCCGGCGGGCTGGTGACAATTTTTCAAGCTCAATGCCATCTAAGGTGTTGGGCTTTTCTTTTTGCTCCGGTGCTTCACCGGTCAGCTCTTCGACAGTAACGCCGAAGTAGTCAGCCAACCTTTTTAATACAGGGCCTCTTGGTTTTGCTCCGTTTTTCCAACCAGTCACAGTTCCAGACGATCTTACACCAACATCGGCGGCTGCTGCATTGTAGGAAACACCCTTTTCAGCGCATAGAGCTTCAAAGTTGTTCCAAAACATACAAAAGCCCCCTTTTGTTTCTGTGCATAATGACAAAAACTAACAAAACTAATATTTTGGGCTTTACAAACTAATAACAATGATATATACTAATATCGTGATGAGCGAAACTAATACATAACTAATAAGAAAGCCGCTAAAATATTTGTTTGACACCTTTATTATAGCTTGCTTTCTTTCGCTTGTCAATGAGAAAAACTAATATTGTAGAAAGAGGTGAAAAAATGCGTTTCGCGGAACTGCGAGAAAAAGCAGGACTTACGCAAAAACAGGCAGCAGCCGCGCTTGGAGTTGACCAGTCGGCGATCTCTTTTTGGGAGACAGGCATCAATAACCCGCGCACGGCTATGTTGCCCAAAATTGCGGCCCTGTATGGCTGCACGGTTGACAAGCTGCTGGAAGAGCAGCAGGAAGGAAAGAAAGCATGACAGACATCATCTTATCTACCCAGAACGGCGAACCGGTGGCATCCAGCCGCCAGATTGCAGACAACTTTGAAAAACGTCACGACCACGTTATGCGTGACATTGATGCAATCAAAAAAGATGTCCCCAATTTTGGGGAGATGTTTTTCGAGACCGAAACCCCGGACAGCTACGGCAGACCCCAGCGCACCTACCTGATGAACCGTGACGGGTTCAGCCTGCTGGTGATGGGCTTTACCGGCAAGGCGGCGCTGGAGTGGAAGCTGAAGTACATTGCCGCGTTCAACGCAATGGAGAAGCAGCTGGCCACTCCGCAGATGCCCAAGCTCAGCAAGGAGCTGCAGGCGCTGTTCCTGCTGGACGACCGCACTCAGAGGCAGGAGCAGCGGATCACGGCGCTGGAAAACAACATGGTCGTTGACTATGACCAACAGCTTTCCCTCAAGAATGCCGTGAACCACGTTGTTGTGGAAGCTCTGGGCGGTAAGAACGCCCCGGCCTACGGCGATTCCCATGTACGGGGAATGGTTTACTGCGAGATCAACAAGGACATCCAGATGTGGTTCCGGGTCAGCAGCAGGAACAACATTCCCCGCAAGCGCTTTGACGAGGCGGTGGAGTACATCCAGCGCTGGAAGCCCAGCACCAACACTGTGATGCTGATCCAGCAGTCCAACGGTCAGACCAGCATGTTCTAAGGAAGGAGACAGCGGCATGAGCGAAAAAATCATCGCCTACAAGGTCATGGACAAAAACATGAGGTGCCGTGGCAAGCAATATGAGGTGGGCAAGACCTACCATGAGGACAAAGCTGACTGCTGCCACGCTGGTATGCACGCCTGCGAGAACCCGTTTGATGTGCTGCACTACTACCCGCTGAGGGATAGCCCGCGCTTTTTTGAGGTCGAGTGCGGCGGGAACGTGGATAAAGGCGGAGAGAACAGCAAATTGGCCTGCACTGAGCTGACGGTGAAAGGTGAGGTGAATTTTGCAGGGCTGGTAAAAGCTACGGTGAATGCCGTTTTTAATCGGGTGAAGGGCAAAGAGCCTTTTTCCAGCGGCAATTACAGTACGGCAGGTTCCAGCGGCAATTGCAGCACGGCAGGTTCCAGCGGCAATTACAGTACGGCAGGTTCCAGCGGCAATTACAGCACGGCAGGTTCCAGCGGCTATTCCAGCACGGCAGGTTCCAGCGGCGATTACAGCACGGCAGGTTCCAGCGGCAATTCCAGCACGGCGGCAGCCACTGGGGCTTGTTGCAGCGCAAAAGCAGACGGAAAAGATAGCATTTCCGTTGTAAACGGTGTTTGCGGTAAGGCGTGCGGCGCACTGGGCTGCTATCTGGTGCTGACTGAGTACGACGATGACGGCAATATGCTGTGGGCAAAGATGACAAAAGTAGACGGCGCTCATATCAAGGAAAAAGTCTGGTACACCCTCAAAAATGGCGAGTTTGTGGAGGCTGAGCCGTGAAGAAGCACTACAACAAGCGCTGGCTTGAACAGCGCTGGGACAAAAGAACCAGCCTGCACGGCTGGCACACATCAAAGAAAAGAGGTCGAAGCATGATGAAGGTCATACAGGGCACCTTCCGGCAGATTCCGTACTGGAAACTTCGGGGCCGGTTCCACAGCTGCGGCTACCGCGATCAGGAAGTCGCTAAGTATATCGGCATTGGCCGGGACACCATGAGCGGCAGGATGCAGGGGCACAATCCGTGGACAAGCGCAGAGATCACAGCAATGTGTGAACTGCTTGACATCAGACAGAATGAGATCGGGGAACTGTTTTTCCCCTCACTTGAGAAAGGAGAATCCGCATGAAGATCAAATCCCGCATCTGGTACTGGCTGGCTGCTGCCAGCGGTGCCGCAAGTCTGCTGTACGGCATGGGCATCGAGGGCAGTGCACAGACGGGCAGCACCATCTCCGACGGCCAGTTTGCCACGGCCCTGTGCCTGGTGCTGGCAGCGGTGATGTTCCTGCGGCTGGGATTTGCCGCCCAGGATCGTGAGCAGAACGCCCGCCGCTATGGCCGCGTTGACCGTACCAACGCCCGCACCGAGGAGCCGGACTACCGGCAGAACCGGAGGGGCGAATGAGCATGATTGTATATGCTTACGCCTACCGCAAGAGCCCTCGGGGCTGCGATGTCAGGCAGTTCACAGACCCGCTCACGCCGGACGAATACCCCGGGGAGCCCGCCAGTGTTAAGGCCCAGCACTGGGCAGATGAGAACATCCGGCACTACGAAATGATCCAGGTGCGGGACGCTCTTGGGAACCTGCTGTACGCAAGATAATGCGTTTTTTGAATTACGCAAACCACAAGATATAGGAGAAATCAGCATGAAAACCAAAATTCTGAAAGTCAAGATCACCTTCCTGGAGCCGGTGCTGGGCACTTGGCCCTCCAACCAGAACGTCGCCCGGGATTTCATTGCCAGCAAGAGCCCGGATGCTGCCACGATCGAGGATGAGGTGGCCGCTCTGGGCGCGGATGCCGTGGCAGACAAGGGCATGACCGTCTTCCCCCGCAACGAGAACGGAGAGCCGGTGCTCTACGACTACCAGATCAAGGGATTCTTCAAGGATTCCTGCGGCATGCTGGCCCGTGTGGGCGGCAAGACAGAAACGGGCAAGAAGCGGGCCGTCAACGAGAGCGGCAAGCTCTCCGCCTACAAGAAGGTCATCGATGGCCTGATCTTCCCGCAGCCCCGCATGATTCCCATCAAGGTCAACGGCAAGATCGGCGACTGCCAGCGCCCCCTGCGTGCCCAGACGGCCCAGGGTGAGCGTGTGAGCCTGGCCAACTCTGAGGAGATCCCGGCGGGCAGCACCTGCGAGTTTGAGATCCTTCTCATGGACGAATCGCTCGAGAATGCGGTTTTGGAGTGGCTGGACTACGGCGTTTTGCGCGGCATCGGCCAGTGGAGAAACAGCGGCAAGGGCCGCTTCACCTTTGACATCATCGACTGAGCAACGGCATTGCATGGATAGGATTTGATCTGCTACGGCAATGATATGATTTGCAAAGGCGCGGATATGTGCGCATAACTCGGCAACGGCATTGTGCTGACAAGTTTGCTCAGCAGGGGCACAGTAGTCACTGCAGTGCAGCGCGGGGCAAAGGCAAGGCTCAGCTGGAAAGCGCAGCGCAACGGCGTAGATAGGCGTAGATCGCTTGGATCAGACTTGCCTCGATAAGCAAAGCAAAGGCAATGCGGGGCCTCGTGTCGAAAAGCGAAGGCAAGGCTGTGCGTGGTGTCGAAAAGAAAAGCAAGGGCGTTGAGCAGATACGCGCTGAAGAGCAAAGGCAAGGAAACGCATAGCAAAGACAAAGCAAAGTATTCTTGAACGAAAGGAGATTTTACAGTGAGTAAAACAGAGCTGCTGTTCCGGGCCGTGGAAGCACTTTCCACCCCGGCGGCAAAGATGGTTGCCCGTGGGCTGACCTTATGGATCGGATTCAACGTTCTGGTCGTGGTCTTTCTGGTCTGGCGGGCATGGAAAAACGGGAGGTGGCGCAAATGAGCATTTTATCCAGAAGAGCCCGCGTGAAGGAGCTCTCCAACAAGGCTGAGGGCATTTTCCAGTATGTTGGAACAGACAATGTGCTGTTCCGGCTTATCAGTACCGGGAACGAGCTGACAAGTGATGTGAACCATGCGATTGCACTTTTTACGAATTTTGCTCGGTCAAATCAGCTTCCGGATACCGTGACGAGAAGTACGATTGATTCGATCTACCGGCGCGTCGGAAAGCTTCTTTGTCTGGTCGATATCATCCACGCTGCCGCCGGAGAGCAAATCATGCCAGAACCCTATGATTCCATAGACTTTTGTTACATGATGGAGTATCGAGAGATGCTCCATGAAGCAGTGATCAGAGGAATGCCAGACAATTACAAAGGCGTTTACCAGAACCCCTACAGGATCAAGCTGGCAAAGCCTGCAATCGCCTATGAGATCAACGGAAGGTTCGACCCGGACGAGTTTGACGACGGTGAATTTGCATCGTTCACGCAGGAAGAGGAGGCAAGAGACCGCAAGATCGTTTTCCACTGCACAAAATCCGAATTGGACGCAATCATGCGTTTTGCCAATGTTATTGAAGTAAAGTTTGTAGAGGAGGACATTCATCATGCCTGAAGAAATCGTAAAAACACCCGCCGAGCAGATTGCACCGATTCAGCCGCAGGAAGCCCCGACTGCCGTGCAGGCCGTCAACCCGGCCATGGATTCTTGGAAGCTTGCATGCAGCATGGGAAAAGCCTATGCACAGCTTCCTGACGGTATGGTTCCCCAGAGCTACAAGGGAAACGTTGCCGCCTGCGCGGTCGCCTGCAACATGGCCACCCGAATGGGCATGGATCCGACGTTTGTGATGCAGAACCTTTACGTCATCCGTGGAAATCCTTCGTGGAGTGGCAAGAGCTGCAAGGCAATGATCGATAACAGCGGACTGTTCGCAGGGCGCACGCACTACCGGATGGAAGGCGAAGAGGGAAAGGACACATGGGGGTGCCGCCTTGTTGGCATCGACAAAGTGACCGGCGAGAAGGTGGAAGGCCCAAAGGTGACTGTTGCAATGGCCAAAAAGAACGGATGGTGGGATAAAAACGGAAGTTTCTGGCCCTCCATGACAGAAATGATGCTGAAATATCGCGCCGCTGCTTATTTTGCCCGCGCTGAATGCCCGGAGGTCTTGATGGGCGCAAATATCGATTATGAGGACGGCGCTGGTGATAGCGCGGAAGATGGAGGATTGACGCATGCTTAACATCGTAGCATTGATGGGCCGCCTGACCCATACCCCGGAGCTGAAGACCACCCAGAACGGCACCAGCGTGTGCAGCTTCAGCATTGCGGTTGACCGTACATACACCCCGAAGGGCGAGGAGCGCAAGGCCGATTTCATCGATATCGTTGCCTGGCGGCAGACGGCAGAGCATATCTGCAAGTACTTCCAGAAGGGCAGCATGATCGCCATTGACGGCAGCATCCAGACCCGCTCGTATCAGGACAAGCAGGGCAGCAACCGCACGAAAGTGGAGGTTCTGGCAAACAACGTCAGCTTTTGCGGCCCAAAGGCGGCAGACAAGCCCGCTGTGCGTGATTTTGACAAGCAGACGAAAAGTTACACCTCAGAAGCAAAAGCCTCTTACAGCGCCCCGCAGGCGGCGCAGGGCTTCTCGCAGGGTTCTGCAGATGATTTCGCAGAGATCACAGACGACGGCGATCTCCCGTTCTGACCTCCCAGCTGCGCTATCTGGCTATACGGGCGTGTAAGGAAGGAGGTGCACCGTGGACGATGAAATCAGGCCGAAAGCGTTGATGATTCCATTCGACAAATTTGTGATTTTGGATATTCTTCCACCTGAGCAGTACAAAAATACCATCACCAAGATGCGGCGGTATGTGGAGCACGGAGAGGAACCGGATGGACTGGAACCTCTGGAACAGATGGCTTTTGAAGCACTTCGACCGTTCATGGACGAGAATATTAAAACGTATCAACGTTCCGTTTTGTCTCATAGAGAATCCGGCAGTAAAGGCGGCAGGCCCAAGAAAACCGAGAAAAACCAAATGGTTAATGCAGAAAACCGAGAGAAACCAAATGGTTTTCCGGAGAAACCGGCAGAAACCAAATGCACACCAAAGTACAAAGGTCAAAGTACAAAGTACAAAGTACAGTCGTCGTCTACTATCGTAGACTCCGACACGCGCGCGGATGCGCGAGACGACTTGACGACGACCATTGTTTTTGAAGAATTCCGGGACCGTATCGGAAAGCTGAGCGAAACAGGCAAGAAAGAGCTGCCCGTTTACGTTGAGCGCCTGGGTGCTGACCTTGTGACCGAGATCATCCGCAAGTGCGAGGATCTGGGCGGCCACAGCTGGGCCTATGTCCGCAAGGCACTGGCAGAAGCCGCCCGGCAGGGCTGCACGTCTGTGGAAGAGTACCGTAAGACGAACCCCATCGGGGCGGGGCGAGACAAACTGGTCACACGTCCCCCAGAAGATGCAGCAAAAGCCCCCGATTTCCTCAAAAACGCTGCAAATCGCAGGCCTTTGCGCAAGAAAGGAGAGGCAAAGAGTGCCTAAATATCATGTTGTTGTGCTGTGCAGCGGCCCGGTAGGAGACGCGGCCCTGACCTACCGTCTGACCGCCAGCAGCCAGCAGGCCGCAGAATTTCACGCCTGCCAGATGGCGGGCGACCACTACCCGGAGTACCGGGACATCCATGTCAAGAGAACGGAGGTTTTGACACATGGCTGATGTACGTCTGATTGACGCAAACGCATTCTTGAACGAGCTTGAAACGATAAAATCCTGCCTTTTGGGCGCACCGGTTTCCGGAAAAGATCGTGCCAAAGTTATTGACATGGTCATTGGAACGCTTTCTGCCGCCCCAACGGTACAGCATGAGTGCACCTGCCTGAAATGGCACCCGGCCAGTGAGATCCCGCTGCTGCACCACGAGGTGGACGAGAATAAATGCGAGGGCACTCTTGAGTGCGACGTGAGCGAACAGCTTCTCTTGTACACGGAAGAGGAAGGCTACAAGGTCGGTGTCTACATGAAGGACTGCTACGGCTTTGACGGCTGGTTGAACCCTGACTATGGCGGCACCATTCGCCATGTGGTGGAGTGGCAGTACCCGCAGAAACCATCAAGGGAGAGAAGCGCATGAAAGTGTTAATTGCCTGTGAGGAATCGCAGGAAGTATGCAAAGCGTTCCGGGCTCGTGGGCACGAAGCTTATTCCTGTGACATTCAGGAGCCGTCCGGCGGACATCCTGAGTGGCATATTCTGGGCGATGCTCTCAAGGCTCTGGAGGGGGGGGCAAGTCGTGACGATGGACGGCGTAACGCATGACGTTGGCAAGTGGGACTTGCTCATCGCGCACCCGCCCTGCACTTATTTGTCCAATGCGGCGACAAGGTCGTACAGCTTGCGAGTCACACCGGCTGAAAAAGTTGTTTCCAGATGGGCTGAGCGCGTAAAGGCAGCAGTTTTCTTTATGCGGTTCGCATTGGCAGACGTTCCCAAAATTGCAGTTGAGAACCCTGTAGGCATAATGAACACGGTATACAGGAAAGCAGACCAGATCATTCATCCGTACTACTTCGCCGAAAACGAAGATGACGTTGAAAACTATCACACAAAGCGCACTTGCCTGTGGCTGAAAAGCCTTCCGCCTCTCAAACGAAAAAACAGCTTACCTCCGCCAGAGCCTGTATACATCTCAAACGGAAAAAAGCACAAGAAAATTGGATGGTGCGAGGGCATTCGCGGTACGACCCAAGGACAAAAAGGCCGGGCCAAAGCCAGAAGTAAAACTGCACCAGGCATTGCAAAAGCAATGTCAGAACAATGGGGGTGATTGTATGACACAGAAACAGTTTATCAAGCAGCTGATGAGCCGCGGCGTTTCGTATTCGGATGCCTGCGGGCTGGTGGCCTACATGAAAGAGCTTCGCCAGCTGATCGAAAAGCATGAGGACGTTGTGATGCTGGCGGATGCAAACACAATGCAGTTCGTCCCGGCGAAGGTCTACTCCTACGAGGAGACTTTCCAACGGATGCAGGAAGGGAGAGACATCTTTTGCTGAAGTGCTTTATATCCCGACAGATAAAGAAGCTGTGGAACGCCCGTAACGAAATGATAGGAGGTTGATAATATGAGAATCCGTTCGTTGATTTATCGGGACCATGCGAAGAATGAACCCGGTTCCGCCGTCATCGAGATGACCGGCGAAGAAGTCGTTATCCTGAACAACATCATCAGGAAAGCCACAAAGGAGCAAGAGGGAAAATCTGTATCTCTGGAGATGGCGAAATCTTCAATCTTACTGAACGCTCTTGTACAGCATGGGAGCCTTGACGGCGTGGATATTTTGGCTCTCATCGAGGTAGATGAGCGGCTCAACCGACATCAAGGAGGCGAAGAAAATGCCCAACAATAAAGCAGTTCTGTTGAGCATTCGGCCTGAATGGTGCGAGAAGATTTTCGGCGGCGAAAAGACCGTAGAAATTCGCAAGACCAGGCCGAAGCTGGAACCTCCCTTCAAGTGCTACATATACTGCACTTTGGCCGGGAGTGACAGCCTGTTTATGGATGTCCTCAACCGGGATGTGTCCGCGTGGAACCGTGGCGGCTGGCCAGAAAAAAGGGGATGTGTCATTGGAGAGTTCATTTGCGATGACATCCGACGCATTGGCCCTGAATACTGTGTCGTCAAAGAAGATATCGAATCTGCAATTGCTGGAAGCTGTCTCACAGTACCGCAAGTCAAAGACTATGCCGGATGGAAGTCCGGACTGAGTTATGCAGATTTGAAAGACTTGTATGGCTGGCACATTTCTGATCTCAGGATTTACGACAGGCCCCGGAAGCTCCAGGAGCTCACCGGCTTGCGAAATACCAGGTTTGGCATGGAGCCCGTGGAGATCACCCGCCCGCCTCAGAGTTGGGGCTATGTGGAGGATGACGAATGAAAATTATTCTTTACGGCGACCCCCGCACAAAGAAAAACTCCGCCCGTATCCTCAAGGCCCACGCAAACCGCCGCATTGTGGCCCCCAGCGAGGCATTCATGCAGTATCAGGAAAAGTGCCTGTGTCAGATCAAGCGGCCTTACAACCCCATCACAGCCCGCGTGAACGTGAGGTGCGTGTACTACATGGCCACCCGGCGCAAGGTTGACCTTGCAAATCTCATAGAGGCGACCTGCGACATTCTGGTGAAGGCCAAGGTTCTGGCGGACGATAACAGCCAGATCGTGGCCGCCCACGATGGCAGCCGGGTGGATTACGACAATAAAAACCCCAGAGCAGAAATCTGGATCGAAGAAATGGAGGCAGATACATGATCCAAACCTGGACACCTGACACCAACGAGCCGGAACTGCCGGATTACCGCACCGTCAAGGCATGGTTCCAGCAGTGCAGAGATCTGGCGGAGCAGGTCGAGGCCCAGAAGCAGAAGATACAGCGCATCCGGGATACTGCCGAAAAGTGCACCCAGAGCATGAGCGGGATGCCGATGGGCGGTGGAGCTGGTGACAAAGTAGGCTTTGCCGTGGAGAGAATCGACACGGAAGAGCGGAACCTCAAGCAGATGGAGCTTGATCTCTGTGAACTGCGCATCGAAGCTGCCCGGCGGGCCTACTGCCTGAGCGGGTCTGCTCGGTCTGAAAAGCAAGCAAAGTGCATCTGCGGCTGGTATATCGACCTGAAGCCCCAAAAAAAGATCGCGGTGGACGTGGGCTTGTCCAGAGACAATTCGGTCTCCACCTACATCCACGAGGGGTTTGATGCCTTGGCAGAAATTTGGGAGGATGTACAAAACGACCATTGAAAGCGCTTTGATTTCTACGCTTTATTTGAATCGTTGTGAAACACATGTGAATCGAAGTGTGGTAAAATGATTACAAGCGGAGCCGCGCAAAGCGGTGCGCCGCTTCTCAGCAGCTTCCAAAGTGCGGCCCCGTACGGATTCTCCTTTCGTTCATGCCGCTTAACGCTTTTTCGCTTTGACACCGTGCTTTGCGGGCTGCTTCTATGCGATGTAACACTTAGGTGCCCCACCGACCCGGGAGATGGGATGCGGTTCGACTCCGCGACATCGCACCGAACGCCGCAAAGTCTGTAACGCGGCAAGTCTGACGCATGGAGTGATTCACCACCGGTGTGCGGGTGGGTGTGGGATTCCTGAAATCTTGCCCACGCCCTGAAACCTCCGCCCGTGAACAGCAGCACCGGAAATCCGAGCGGGCCAGCATGCCCCGCAGGATGTGCGTCAACTCAAGCAGCCCCGGCGGCGAACCGTGGGCTGTTTTTATTTGCTATATGGCCGCCTGAGCGCAATGTGGAGCGCGGTGCGTGTGTGTAGGCACGGCTGGTTCGATTCCAAGGGCGGCTTTTTATACTCCGGCAGCTCAAGTGGTAGAGCAGCGGTCTCCAAAACCGCAGGTTGCAGGTTCGAGCCCTGCCTGGAGTGCCAGACTTTGCATGACCGGGGGCGGCTGTGTAAAGTATAGCGGGGCATCTGGCCGCGAAAATTCCAGATGCAGCGGCAACGTCTTACTGTCCGGTAAAAGCAGATAACGGCGTTGCTGCTTATATGCCGTCATAGCTCAACTGGGAGAGCGCCGCCCATTTAAGGCGGGACAACGTTGGTGACACCACGGAAACATCACTGCACAGTTAACCACTGCGCACATCCATTCCGTGGGTGCCGGTTCAAATCCGGCTGACGGCCACCGTGACTTTTTAGCTTGAAATAGCTTGAGATTTAGCTTGAGCAATTTCGGGCTTTTTATTTTCTGAACGAAAAAGTACAGGCAAAGAAAGGAGAGTGCCAAGAATGAGTAAACGCGGTTCTGGTAGTTCCACAAGGGCAAGCGGCGGCTTCGTGGACCGTTCAAAATATGCGAAACAACATAATGAAATTGTTTCTTTTGTGAAAAAACAAGTCGGAGTTGACCTGAATAAGTATCGGGACGGAGACGGGACTTCGCCGTCCCATACTGCATACTGGGATAAGAACGGAACAAAAGTTGCATTTGACCTAAAAGGAATGACATCAAGTGACCGCACAAAACTGATGCAGTTGACACAAAAGCCGTTTGGAGTGACAGTTGAACAGGGCGGTGCATGGATTGGCTTTGTTTCAAAAAAGTAAGAACAGGATGGGTAAACCATGATTCTGCCGATGGAAAACACTGAGAAAACGATTTTTCCCGGCGTAGGAAAGTACGGCATCCCCGCAATCAAGCCTGAAACGGACATCCGAATTGACAAGCTGGAATGGATTCCTGTCAACTATGCACTGACTGCCAAAGACAAGGCCACAAAGGGAGTGCATTTTTACAAGGACGATTACCAGTTTGAACGGTTCTGGAACAACCCAGACAAGTATATCCCGCTTTTGCAACAGTTTGGCGCGGTATGTTCGCCGGATTTTTCTCTGTATAGCGACATGCCGCTGGCGGTGCAGCTTTTCATGCACTACAAAAAGCACTGGCTGGCTGCCTACTGGCAAGCCCACGGAATCCATGTGATCCCGACGCTCTGCTGGTGCGGAGAGCAAAGCTATGATTGGTGCTTTGATGGGGAACCGAGAAACGCCATCGTGAGCATTTCCAGCCACGGAACGCAGTCCGACCCATACGAAGCGGAATGTTTCGCCAAGCACTGCCGCAAGGCGCTGGAAGTGCTTCAACCGAGCGGCATCTTGTGGTATGGCAAATGCCCTGATGAATTTGACTGGAACGTTACAAAAATCAAACCATTTCAATACGAAAGGGGGCATTACCGTGAGTAAAAGAGGTTCGGGCAGCTCTGCGAGAGCGGGCGGGGATTCCACAATGAAATCTTTTGGAGGAGGGCTCCCTGAACTGCAGGGAACGCCAAAGCAAATTGCCTATGCGCAAGATATCAGAGACGGATGGATCAAGAATACATTCGAGGGATATCAAAAAGAATATGCAGAGCGACTTCAGAAATTGGAGATTCAGAAAAAATCGGATTCTCCAAGAGATGCACGAAGAAGAGAATTTAACGAGAGAAAAATTCAGACGCTAAAAGCAAACGTCGAAGCCGCAAGAATCGTTCTGAGCGAAGCTAAAAGCGCTCATGCGATTATTCAAGCGAAGAATCGGGTGAATGACGTTACCATGGATGTAAGAGATGCGTTGCTTGAGAAGAGATCAAGGGTAGAAATAAGCAAAATTGTAAGCGACTACGGTTTGAAGTAGTTTCAAACGCGGTGATTTAGGAAGGTGGTGGCGGTGGCCTACAGCAAAAACAAAAGAATAGGCAGACCGCCCGTCTTTGAGAGCAAAGAAGAACTTGAGAAAAAAATCGAAGAGTTCTTCAAAAGCTGTGAAGGGAGCGTCCTAGAAGACGAAACCGGAAAGCCTGTTTTGGACAAATACGGAAACGTGATAAAAATCGACGAACGTCCAGAAACTGTCACCGGTCTAGCTTTGGCGTTGGGTTTTAAGTCTCGGCAATCTTTGATTGACTATCAAGGAAAAGCTGAGTTTTCTGACACGATAACGCGCGCGAAACTACGGTGCGAGAAATACGCCGAAGAACGGCTGTTCGATCGGGACGGCACAAACGGCGCACGGTTCAGCTTGCAAGTTAATTTTGGCTGGAGCGATAAGCCGAAAGAAGCGGAGCAGGAAGAGCGTCACGATGATGGTTTGATAAAGGCATTGAATGCTGCCGCAGACATCAGCCCGCCGGATGACGTGGAGATGCTGCCAGAGGAAGAGGACGACCATGCGGAAAAGTAACGGTTTTCGCTGGAAAGCCCTCAGCCAGCGGCAAAAGCAGGTCTTGAGCTGGTGGACACCGCAGAGCACATACAGCGGGTACAACGGCATCATTGCCGATGGCGCTATCCGCTCGGGCAAGACCTTTGCCATGAGCTTTTCGTTCGTCCAGTGGGCTATGACCTGCTACAGCGGCCGGCAGTTTGCCATGTGTGGCAAGACCATCGCCAGCTTCCGGCGCAACGTGATGGGCACGCTTAAGCAGCAGCTTGCAGCCCGTGGCTACAACGTCAAGGAGCACCGGGCAGAAAACTGCATGACCGTCAGCAAGAGCGGCAGAACCAACGAGTTTTACTTTTTCGGCGGCAAGGACGAGAGCAGCCAGGATCTGATCCAGGGCATCACCCTTGCCGGGGCATTCTTCGACGAGGTGGCCCTGATGCCGCAGAGCTTCGTCAATCAGGCCACAGCCCGATGCTCTGTCACCGGGTCAAAGTTCTGGTTTAACTGCAACCCGGGCAGCCCGCAGCACTGGTTTTATCTGGAATGGGTGCGCAAGTGCCGTTCCCGCAAGATGATGTATCTCCATTTCACGATGGACGACAACCTGTCGCTTTCTGAGGACATCAAGGCCAGATACCGCAGCCAGTACACCGGCGTTTTCTATCAGCGCTACATTCTGGGCCTGTGGACGGTGGCCGAGGGCCTTGTATATGACATGTTCGACCGCAAGAAGCACGTCGTTGATGAGCTGCCGGAGCTGTCACCAAAGAGCGCCTATGTGGCGTGCGACTTTGGCACCCAGAACGCAACGGTTTTTTTGCTATTCCAGAAGCAGGCAGATGCAGACTGCTGGATCGTCACCCGGGAGTACTACTACAGCGGCCGCGAACAGAAGCGGCAAAAGACCGTGGGCGAGTACGTCACAGACCTCAAGGCGTGGCTGAATGGTCTCAAGCCGGAGAGGATCATCGTTGACCCCTCCGCCCTGCCCCTGATTACAGAGCTGCGCAAGAACGGCTTTACTCAGACCCCCGCAAACAACGACGTTCTGAGCGGCATTCTGGACGTACAGACCATGCTGCAGACCGGGCGGCTGAAGATCTACAAAGACTGCAAGCACACGCTGGAAGAGTTCGGCGTGTACGCTTGGGATCCGGATAAAGACGACACCGTGCTGAAGGTCAACGACCACTGCATGGACGCTATCCGCTATTTCGTGCGCACAAAGCGCCTTGTGAAACTGAGGGATTGATTTTGAGCACTGTATACACATTCCAGACATTTCAGCAGGCGCAAGCCGCCGGGGAACAGCCTGATTTCATCCGGCGGTTCGTGCAGCAACACTGCGCTTCCAAGCCCTACAAGATGGCTCTGGACGCAGACCTGTACGATGCCCAGAAAAACCCGGGGGCTGAACGCTTTGCGCAGGCTTACGCTTTGATGCTGAAGCGCCTATCCAAAAACACCAAGCAGGACACCCCACACCCCGATATGGTCAAGAGCAATCTTTTCAGACGGCTCAACAAGCAGCGGGCGACCTACTCCCTCGGCAACGGTGTGGTCTTTGCAGACGAGGGCGTGGACAAGGACAGACTGGGGCAGAACTTTGATGAGCAGATCCAGAAGGCCGGATATTTCGCCCTGATCCACGGCGAGAGCTTCGGATTCTGGAACAACGACCACTTGGTGGTTTTCAAGTTGACCGAGTTTGCGCCCCTGTACGATGAGAAGACAAGCCTTTTGCAGGCGGGTGTGCGCTTCTGGCGGCTGAACCCGGACACAGATATGCACTATATCCTGTACGAGCTGGACGGCTTCACTGAGTACACGGAAAGCAAAATCGGCAATGTGATGCAAGAGACAACGCCGAAGCAGGCATACAAGAGCGTGACCGTCACCACACCCGGCGGCGGGCTGGAAAGCGTGGAGGGCGAAAACTACAGCGCTCTTCCCATTGTTCCGCTGTGGGGCTCCGACCTGCACCAGAGCACGCTTGTGGGCTTAAAAGCCTACATTGACAACACCGATCTGGTGATGTCCGGCTTCTGCAATGACCTGCAGGACTTTTCGCAGATCTACTGGCTGTGCGAGAACTTCAACGGCATGACCGATGACGAGTTGCAGGAGTTCCTTGTCAAGCTGAATCTGTACCACATTGCAGGCGCAGACACCAGCGAGGGCGGCAAGATCACCCCCTACACCACCGAGATTCCTGTGACGGCCCGGCAGGCTCTTTTGGAGCTGCTCCACACCCGGGTGTATGAGGACTTCGGCGGTCTGGATGTGCACTGTGTCAGCGCTGACAGTACCAACGACCATCTGGATGCGGCCTATGAGCCGCTGAACCAGAATGCAGACGACTTCGAGGCGCAGGTCAAGCCGTTCATCCGGCAGATCTGCGCACTGGCTGGCTTTGAAAACGCTATGCCGACATTCAACCGCAGCAAGATCACCAACACAGCTGAGCAGGTCAGCATGGTGATTTCCGAGGCCGCCATCATCGGACAGGACATGGCCATCGACCTGCTGCCCAACCTCACCCCGGAACAAAAGGAGCAGGCCAAGGCCGCGTTGATGGCTGAGAGCGCAACACGGGAGACCGTAGGCGAGGGGGAGGGAGACGGTGATGAAACGTGATTTCTGACCGTGACCGCATCTCTACCCGACAGCTGAACCGCCTGCGCCGCCGCATCCTCCGGGTGTACGGCACTGCCCGACGGGAGATGCAGGAGCAGCTTACCGAGTTTCTTACAAAATATAAGCAACTGGACGAGCGAAAGCGGGCGCAGCTGGACGCAGGCGAGATCACCGAGGAAGACTATCGCATCTGGCTGCAAAATCAGGTCTTTCAGTCCGATTTGATGCACGCCAAGCTGTACGGCATCACACAGACCTGCACCACAGCCCAAGAGACGGCCTATAAGCTGGCCCGGGACGAGCAATACAACATCTTTTCCTTTGGCGCAAACTGGACGTTCTACGAGCTGGAACAGGCCGCAGGCGTGACGTTCGGGCTGACCCTGTACAACACCGAAGCGGTCAAGCTGCTGCTGAAAGAGAACCCCCGCATGGTGCCCAATAAGCGCATCAAGAGCGAGAGCAACCGCACCTATGACGCCAGGGTGTTCAACCGCTACGTCATGCAGGGCATCGTGCAGGGCAAGAGCGTCCACGACATCGCCGTGCAGGCCGTCAATGGCATGGCTGATACAGAGATCCACTGGGCCATGAACAACGCCATCACGGCCCTTACCAGCGCCCAGAACGCCGGGGCATTGCAGCAGATGCACAACGCCCAGGCTTTGGGCATCGAGGTCAAAAAGCGCTGGAACTCCACCCACGACTACCGCACCCGTGAAATGCACCGCATGCTTGACCAACAGACGGCAGAGCTTGACGAGCCGTTCAAGGTCATGGGTTACGAGATTCAGCGCCCAGGCGACCCCAGCGCCGCCCCGGAGATGGTCTACCACTGCCGCTGTGTGCTGTCCTCTGCGCTGGGCAAATATCCCCGGCAGAACGCCATGCAGCGGGAGAACATTGTCACATATGAGGATGCAGGTATGGTAAATGCCAAAGGAAAGCCGATCAAAGTGGCCGTAAAGAAAGCACTTCCGGCTATGACCTACACCGAGTGGTACAAGGCCAAGGGCGGCACCGAGGCTGAACAGATGTGGTGGGCGTAAGAGCGCAAGAGAAAGAAGGAGGACAACGATGGCAGCAGGTGAGTCTTACGAAGAGTTTGTGGAGAAGTTCAAGCCGAAAAAGACCACGGACGACTGCTATACACCGCCCAGCGTGTACGCGGTCATCCGGGACTGGGCCTGCGCCGAGTACGGCATCGACCCGGCCAAAATTATGCGTCCGTTTTACCCCGGCGGCGATTACGAGACCTTCGATTATCCGGAGGACGCTGTGGTGCTTGACAACCCACCGTTTTCAATCCTGTCCAAAATTTGCGGATTCTATCTCGATCGTGGAATTCCATTCTTCCTATTCGCTCCATCTTTGACAGCGTTTTCTGGAAGAGCAAATAATATGCGGATGAACCATATCATTTGCGACTGTAGTATCGAGTACGAAAACGGTGCAATCGTCAGAACAAGTTTTGTGACAAGCTACGGCGGGGACATCATAGCGCAGACCGAACCTCGCCTGACGAAGCTGGTAAACGATGAGGTGGAGCGCTTGCGACGCACCAAAACGGTACAGCTGCCAAAGTATACATACCCGGATCATATTGTGACGGCTGCATTGCTTCAACGATACAGCCATTACGGCGTGGATTTCAAAATTTACAAAAAGGACTGCGCTCCGATTTATGCGCTGGATGCACAACGTTCCACGGGAAAATCTATTTTTGGTGGAGGCCTGCTGCTGTCTGATTGTGCTGCAGCTGAGAGGGCTGCGGCTGAGAGGGCTGCGGCTGAGAGGGCTGCAGCTGAGAGGGCTGCGGCTGAGAGGG